CTTGGGATACAGTCTGGGAGAAGATGCTACTCAAGAAGACAGGCTCAAACACGCATTCTTGGGTGCGGTTATGGGTGCTGCTCCGTATGCAGGTATGAAAGGTTTTGATAACCTTTATGGTACTAAGTCTGTTGAGGCTGTGGGTAAGGCAATAATTCCTAACTACAAACAGGCAGACGATATGGTGTACGCCATGAATAGGTTTCGTGCTGCGACAGGAATATACGAAAAAGATTTCACAGAACTTACTGATGGAATTAGACAACTTCCAATTGAAGAAAGAAGAATTTTATATAGAATGCTTCAATCAAAAAACATGGGTCTTACTGAAGGAGATTTTGATATTAATCTGGTTGGGGTTTCATCTGCATCAAGGGAAAAGATTAAAGAGTATGGTCAAGCGTTAGTTAATCTAGGCTTGCTTGATGATAAAGTGTTTACCAAAAACATTGATGACTACCTAACAACATCATACCTTAAGCATGAGCAACCAATGTGGGAAAGCACTGAACAAAAATTTACCAGTGGTCAGCATATGTTTCGTATGCGGGGTAAAATTTCTCCACCTACATTTAAGAAATCAATGTGGGATAAAGGTCAGACCCCTGATGGAACAGATCATTCGCTGTGGGAAGTTATTGATGATGGCGCAAACGGTGGAAAGTTCCGTGTTCGACGGCAGTGGACAAAAGAAGAAAAGTTGAAGATGGGTGAGATCGAAGACGCTGCCTTTGCCATGCACAAAACAGGTAGAATGTTTGCACGTGAACGTGCTTTAGGAGAACTCTTTGAAGAGTTATCGGTGAGTCCTGAAGTAGTATTCAGGGATAACTTTGCAGACACTGGAAATGTTACAATTCCTAACAATCCTATCTGGGGTGCGCTTGGAAATAAAACTGTTTCAAAGGAAACTTGGGAGCAACTTAAAATTCTTCGTGAACTTAAAGAGCCTACCACTAAGTCACAACTTGCAGGCTTCTATAAGAAATCAAACGGTATCTGGAAGGGTACAAAGACAATCTTGGAAGAGGCTGTCCATTTGGGTAATGTGATATCCAGTGGTCATATGTTTGATATGGCAGGCGGGCATTGGTCTGATGTGGGTAAGGCAGCCAAGAATATGTATCTCAAAGATGATATGTATCAACAGATGCTTGAGGATGGAGTCTTTGGTGCAGGTTACATGAGGGAATTAGATGAGGGAGCGAATGAAATTCTCAAGACTTACAGTACAGATGCTAATGCTTACCTGAGAATTACGGGTAGTGTTAGTAGTATAGGTAAAGTTTTAGACTGGACAACCAAGATTGGCAAGCAGATTAAAGCAGGGCTTTGGGATAATCCGGGAAAACTGTATCAGTTGGAAGATAATATCTGGAGGGCTTCACTATATAGAACAAAGTTAGAGAAGTATACCGCTGAAGGTATGGATATCATGAAGGCTAGAGGCAAGGCTGCACGTGATGCAAAAGAATTTTTTGTAGATTACGATCAGAATCCTCCAGTTCTAAATGCTTTAAGACATACGTTTTTACCATTCTTTTCATACACTTATGGCACAATACCTAAGTTGGCACAGATTGCAGCGAAGAATCCTGCCAAGTATGCTAAGTGGGCTATGACATATTATATGTTGGATGAGTTAGGCACTGGGCTTAACGTCCTGCCTGAGTCCTACATTGAAGAAGCGAAGAAATATGCCAAGGATAATCCTATGTTCGGTATTCCGGGTATGCTCAACGCACGAATCACCATGCCTAGTTTCATATCAGATAAGTTATCTCCAAACAATGACAACCCAATGTCACTAAACACTGAAAGATATTTTCCGGGAGGAAAGTTATCCAAGTCTGAAGGTGGCACTGGTCAGATACCGGGATTCCCTGATATGGTTCAGCCCGGAGGTGGACTAGCGGGTGCTTTGATTTGGCCCGGACTTGGTGTGAACCAGTTCCAAGGCACCACAATACCAGAGGGTGAGAAGATGAAGGCTGCTGTTCGTCAGGTTCTACCTAACTGGGGTGGTAATATTGGTGAGGCTATGGAGGCTGTCACAGGCTCAGAGTCTTACGCTCTTCAGAAGGAACGTAGGGCAGAGGGCATGGCTGAACAAGGTATCGGAAGACACCCAAGGTCTGATGACTACAGTCCTGCTACTGCTGTACTGTCTAATGCAGGTGTAAGGCTTGATCAGTTAGACATCAACAAGATGAAGCGTAGAATTAGAAGCAAGTGGGATAAAAAGATAAAAGATAAAAAGGTACTTCTTGGAAAGTTAAAGAGGGAGACTGTTACAAATGCTAGGAGGGCTGAACATCAGCGAAAGATAGATGCTCTTCAGGCTGAGATCAGAAGGTATAAGAAGTTAAAGCAACAGGCATTACAAAACGGTGAGTAATGTACTGAAGTTTAAAAAAGAAGATGACGGTGAGCCTAGTCTAGTGGTTGTCCACTGGCTAGACATCACCGCTACAGCCGATTGGACAGAAGGTGAAGAGGTGGAGCCTACCCCTTTCCAAACTGTTGGTTGGCTGCACACTATCAATGATAGTGTCATCAAGGTTGGTAACACGATGGATGAAGAGAATAAGATATATGGGATTACGTGTTTTCCCATAGGCTGCGTTGAACAGATTCAGGAGTTGCAACTTTCGACTTCGACAGACCCTGCCTGATACGGTCAGCAGCATATACATCTAGGTTTATTCCGTGGTTCTTTAGAAATATCTGCGCCCATGTACGCTGTACATTGTCTCTACACATATGAACCTTGTGCCTATTGACCCAACAGAATCGGGCAAAGCATAGTAACTTCTGCTCTGCCCATTCCTCTTCTTGTTCTGCTGATGGGTTCAGCATTCATTCTTACCCCTGTTGATTAGTATGTCACAGTAATGCTTGATCTTTTCCAGATCATCATCACCACCCTTGTTGTCGTATCGACAGATGTACTTCACGATATTCCCCTCAACAAATCCCATGTTATTTTCTAAAATAAAATCAATCGGTTGTATTGCTAGGTCGTAATGCTTCGGTGTCCTCATCTTGATTAGTCCAGTTCTCTATTAAAGTTACAAGTTCATACAGTAAAGTTTTGAGGGCATCAACATCACCCTCAAGTTTATCTATACGCTTCAGCATCTCAGTCTTATGGATGCCTTCTCTGGGTATGTTATACCCATCTAGGTTTGCTCCACTCATTAGTAATTCACCATGCTGTCGAACGCCTCTAGGACGTTCTTGATTTGATACCAGACCTGTCCATTGACAAGCCTTTGGCTACCCTTACGTGTCTTAAGGGAACCTTTGATGCGCTCAACCACGGCCTCATGCCATCCATCAGTTGAGTGCGTAGTGGTCTGCTTGCGTAACCAAGCATCCGACACCCACATTCTACCACTTGAGTCCACAAACCTTTCGTTTGTGTCCGGCTCTATAATCATATAGGTAATAACTCCTTCATTGGTACAGCCCAACACTCAGGACGTGCTTGTCCGAAGTCGGTGAGCCATTTGTCTTTCATTAATTCCTTTCTTTGAAACCCCAGTATCTGAAACTTGGGTCTTCGACCATGCACCCACATATTTTTGACCAGTACATAACGCATACCTTCCTTGTCATTAGGTCTAATGATTAGGTTGGGTGGGATCATCATGCTCATGCGCACCTCAATGTCTGGTGCTAGGTCAGGCTGTGACTTGTATGTGTTCACGCTACCATCCCAGTAGATACCAAGGTACTTAGCCACTGCCATCTCACTGGCTGCTGCTTTGATGTTGGTATCGAACAGGTCTTTAGGTTTGTAACCTGCTGCGTGTTCACTGCCTTTAGCCCATGAGGATAGGCATCTATTGACACCTACCTCAGTTGCTAACTTTGCTTCGTACCAAGTCAACTCAATATTCTCTTCCATTCTTTCTTGCCACCGTATTTATAATTGCTAGATTCAGTTCTTCAACTGTATCAAACTCACCCATCCCGTAATGATCATACCATGTACCAGTGCCTGAATGATTGGTCAGGATATACTTCCACTTGTTGTCCATAGTTCTGTATCTTTCTGCTCCCCAGTTGGTACCACCAACTGAGTCACAGACATTAAAGGATGAACCCTTACCCCATACTACCTCATCTTTCGATGTACTTTCGTATCGTTTTCCACACCTCTTGTTCATGATCATCCTCCGAATTAACCATGGGTTCGTAAAGGTATTCAGATACCATCTCTGGATCGACTACCCGATTGTATACTACATCATCCAAGATCGTAAGTGCTGACTTCACGTGGAACTCAACCATCGACCCAATACTCTCTTCACTTTTGTCAGTCATTTCAACTCCTTCAATCTGTTGTACAGGTTCAAGGCGCTGACAAAGGCTTCATAGTTTCTTACCCACTCAACCCTAGATTGAAAGCCCTGTTGATACCTGCCTGTTGCTTTATCCAAACGCAGAACCAATGTCTGCTCCACTGCCTTACCATGTATATCCTCCCATGCTTGTGCGTATGCTGCATTTTGTAGATGATACTCAGGGTATATACCCTTGCTTGTCTTCCAGTCTATGATACACAGGCTACCGTTAACGTATGCTGCACAGTCTAATGTACCTGCATAGTTGTCCTGCCTACTGTATATCTTTTCCTCACTGGAAAGGAAGTCAATGTCGTTATCTCCTACCCACGCTTTGAACGCATCAATAGAGTTACAGGCATCCGGATCATCCGGTAAGTCCGGTAGATTATCATCACCAAAACTGCCCTCACCA